GTCTGACTTATGACCAGGTTTCGGGCGATCTGTCGCAGGCAAATTATTCCAGCTTGCGCGCGGGCAAAATTGAATTCCGCCGGCTGTTGGAGCAGGTCCAATATACCATGCTGGTCCCCATGCTGATCAGCCGCGTGGCGCGGCGCTTTCATGCTCAGGGCGCGCTTCTGGGCCTGTTCCCATCCGATTATCTGGCGCCTTTCCATGTGCCGCCAGCGCCGGAAATGGTGGACCCAAGCAAGGATACCGCCGCACTGATCGCGCAGGTGCGTGCTGGCTTCATCAGCCAAGATGAAGCTGTTGGCATGTTCGGTTCGAACTTCGATGAAGTCATGGCGAAGATCGCCAAAGCGAACAAGAAAGCCAAGGACCTTGGCGTCATTCTGGATACTGACCCGCGCTATGTCGCCAAATCCGGTGGTGCGCAGGATGCCAAGCAAAACGCGGCGGTGCAGCTTGCGGCGAATGACGCCGCGGAAGCGTGAAGGAAAATCGAATGACTGAAATGCAAACTGCGGAAGTGCCGCGGCTTGAAGCGCGCTTTGCGCCCAGCACTTTTAATGCGGATACCCGCACGGTGGAACTGGTGTGGAGTACCGGCGCCCGCGTCCGCCGTACCGATTGGCGCAGCGGCCAGCCTTTCATCGAAGAATTGGCCATGACTGAAGAAGCGGTGGACCTGGCCCGGCTGAATGGCGGCGCGCCGCTGCTGAATACACATGGCCAGTATGATCTGCGTGATGTGATTGGCGTGGTTGAACGCGCATGGATCATGAATGGCGAAGGCCGCGCCCAGGTGCGCTTTTCTGGGCGCGATGCAGTCCAGCCCATCTTGAATGATGTGCGCGATGGCATTTTGCGCAATGTGTCCGTTGGCTACGCGGTTGCTTCTGAAGACTGGCAGGAATCGCGTGGGCCGGATGATGTGCTGGTCCGCACCGCCAAGAAGTGGACCCCGTTCGAGATTTCGCTTGTCCCTATCCCGGCCGATGCCAGCGCGCAGGTGCGTGCGGCCGGTGCCGCTACCACGGCAGAAGGCAACAACGCGCCTCGGCGCGAAGGAGAGAGCATGGCCGACACTACGGTCCCCGCCGCCGAGCAGGCGCGCGACAATAATGTGGCATCTGCCGCCCATGCGGTTGATGTCAGTGCGGTGCGCACGCAGGAACGCGCGCGCATTGAAAGCCTGGAAGAACCCGCCCGTCTGGCGCGTTCCCAAGGGCTGGATGAAGCCCAGGTCAATGCGCTGAAGGCGCGCGCCATCAGCGGTGACCATGACGCGGCCTGGCTGCGCGCGGAATTGTTCGGCGCCATCGTGGCCGCCGATGAAGCCCGCCCGGCGCAGAAGCCTGGTCCGGTCAGCCAATTTGGCCGTTCTTATGAAGACCCGACGAATATCGTTGAAGCCATGGCGACTGCCATTGCTGCCCGCCACATGCCGGCGGTTGCCAGCAAGGCGGGTGAAGGCCAGTGGCGCAACTTCGTGGGCCTTCGCCCTTCCGATATGCTGATCGAATTGGCGCAGGCGCGTGGTGAACGGGTTTCTTCCCGTGACCGTGAAAAGCTGATTGCCCGCGCTTTCCACACTTCGTCTGACTTCCCGCTGCTGTTGGCCAATGCCGGCAATAAAATGCTGGAAGCGGGCTATGCGCTGGCGTCCCCTTCTTATCGGGCGTTCTTTGCCCGCCGCCGCTTCAACGATTTCAAGGCGCATTCCTTCCTGACGGCGGGTGATTTCCCGTCCCTGCAGGCTTTGGGTGAAGGTGGCGAGATCAAGCGCGGCACTGTCAGCGAAAAGCGCGAACAGATCACGCCGGCCACTTATGCGCGTGGCGTGGCCGTCACGCGCCAGATGCTGGTGAATGATGATCTTGGCGCCTTTACTGACTTCGGCACCATGATTGGCCGCCGCATTGCGGATTGGGAAAACGCCACGGCTTATGGCGTGGTGAATACCGCTTCCGGTGACGGCCCGACTTTGGCCGAAGGCAGCGCGGCGGTGTTTGCCGCTGGCGGCACGCGCAACAATAAGGCGGGCACCGCCAGCGCCGTGACTGCGGTAGCGCTCGGCCTTGGCTTCAATGCCATCAAGGCGCAGTCCAGCCTGGATGGCCTGAAGCTGAACATCCAGCCGCGCTATTTGGTGTGTTCGGTCATTCAGGAATTCGTGGCGGCGCAGTTCGCGTCTTCCACGGTAGTTCCCTCTGGCCCCACCAATGTGAACCCCTTCGCGGGCCGCTTTGAAGTGATTTCGGATGCCAATATCCCGAACAACCGCTGGTATCTGTTCGCCGATCCCGCCGCCGCGCCGGTCTATGTGTACGGCTATGTGGGCGACAATGAAGTACCGCAGGTGCGCGTGGGCCAGCCGATGGGTGTGGATGGCACGGTGGTTGAAGTGGTGCATGACTTCGCGGTTGGCGCCATGGATTTCCGCGGCGGCTTCTTCAACGCGGGCGCTGCGCCGGCCTGATTTTGATGGCCCTGGGCGCATGGGGCGCCCGGGGCTTCCCCATTTTCCTGTGAAGGAGTGATGTAAATGAAGACTTATGTGCAGGATGGCTATGCCATCGACATTTTGGCGCCTGCCAATGTCACCGCCGGGCAAAGCCTTTTGGTGGGTGATCTTTTTGGCGTGGTGCTGGCCGATGCCGCCTCTGGCGCGGCTGCGGTTATTCAGACCAGTGGCGTTTTCACGCTGCGCAAGGCAACCGGCAGCATTGCTGTGGGTGCCCGCGTTTTCTGGGATGACACTGCCAAGCGCGTGACCACCACTGCCACCAGCAATCGCTGCATCGGCTGGCATGTGGGCCTAGCTGCCAATGCGGGCGCGGATAATACTGACATCTTGGTGAAGCTCGGCGGGCCGAACGCGGTCGCGGCTTAATCATGAACGCCTTCGCTACCGCCATGGCCGCGCTTGTCGCGGATACAAACATGGCGGAAGCGGTGACGTATTACGCGGGTGGCAGCGGGCCAGGTGTGGCCCTGCGCGCCATCCGCACCGCGCCAGACGCGACGGAGCAAGCCTTCAGCACCGGCATCGTGCAGGCGACTGACGTGCTTTCCGTGGCGGTGGCTGATCTGCCGGATGTGGCGATTGGTGATGTCTTCATCTTGGCGGATGGGGCGGAATTGACTGTGGTTTCCCAGCCCATGCGCGATGTCACGCAAACCGCCTGGCAGGTGATGTGCCGCCGATGAAGTTTGTGGCGCAGGTCAAGGGCAACATCGCGGAATACATGAAGCTGGAAGCTGAAGGCGGCGCGCGCGCTGCTTCCCGCGTGATGGGTGAAGAAACCCGCCGGCTGCAGCTTGATTTGCGCGGCCAGATCAGCGCCGCCTTCGGCCCCAAGGGGCGCGGCCTTGGCAATGCGTGGCGCGCCCGCACCTTCCCGCGCAGGCCAAGCCTGGGCGCGGCGGGGCTGGTGTGGTCCAAGGTGCCGGCCATTGTGGATGCCTTCGAAAAAGGCGCTATGATTCGGCCAAAGGGCGGCAAGAAGTTTTTGGCGATCCCGACTGGCTTCAATGCAGATCGCGGGCGCCGTGGCCGGGCGAATGGCGGCATGCGCGTGACGCCGGCGCAAATGGTGGCCAGCAAGCAGGCCTTCATGCGGCCTTTCAAATCCGGCAAGGGTTTTGTCTGGTGCCTGCCTTTGAAGCGCGGCGAAAATACCGGCAAGCAGCGCCGCACGCGGTTGATGGCGGGCGGTGTGGCTGAAGTCGGCACCGGCAACCGCAAGGGCCGTGAAGCCTGGGCGCGCGGCCTGCTAAAGCAGGGCATGGTGCCGATGTTCATCCTGACACCCGCCGTGAAACTGCCCAAGCGCCTGGACATTCGCAAGCCCGCCGAACAAGCCGCCGCGCGCATCCCAGGCCGCTTTGCTGCCGAATGGGATAAGGAGGTCCGCGCAAATGTCCGCACGTGAAACGGCCATCGCCGCGCTGGTGACGCAGATTACCGCATCCGCCGCCGCCCGGCCCGCGCCGAAGCCCGTGGTGCTTCGCAATGAACCCTATCCGCAAAGCCTGCCCGCTGGCGGCCTGGTGGTAGTGCGGGACGGGGAAGTGGTGACTTCTGAAGCCATCATGTCACCGCTCCGCTACCACATCGAACATGCCGCCGAAGTGGAAGTGGTGGTGGCCGGCAATACTGCCGCCGCCCGCGCTGCTGCGATTGATGCGCTGCTGGTGGCGTTGTCCGCTGGTGTGTCCGCCAACCGCACGCTTGGCGGTGCGGTGGAATTTGCCGAGGTCGGCACCGCCGATCTGGAAGACATTGAATTTGAAGGCGCCGCCGCGCTTCGTGCCGCGCGCTTTTCTGTAACCCTGCAATTCACCGCGGCTGAAACGCCGCTTTCCTGACCGGAAGGATTCTGCCATGCCGCGTGCCATTGGCGCCAATGGGCGCATTCACATGATCAAGGAAGCCACCTATGGCACCGCGCCTGGTGGTAACTGGCTGCGCATGCCGTTCATGTCTGTTGATCTTGGCGCGGAACAGCCCCTGATCCAGTCTGATGTGCTCGCGGTAGGCAACAACCGCGACTCCGCCGCGCCGTTTCAGGACACGGTGACAGTCCAGGGCAATGCCGTGGTGCCGATTGACGTGATCAATATCGGTCACTGGCTGCGCATGCTGTTTGGCGCGCCGGTCTCTACGGGAAGCAACCCGAACTTTATCCACACCTTTGCTTCCGGCGCTGCCAGCTTGCCATCCCAGGCCATCGAAATCGCGCATCCTGATGTGCCGTCCTTCGAAGTCTGCGTGGGTGCGCGGGCGGGCAGCCTGGATATTGATTTCAGCCCTACCGGCCCGGCCCAGGCCACCATTGGCCTGATGGCGCAGGGCAGCAGCCGCGCGGGCACAACCGCCGCCGGCACGCCAACCAGCGCAGCCTATACGCGCTTCAGCAAGCACCAAGGCAGCATCAGCCGGGGTGGTTCTGCTTTGGCGCAGGTAACTGGCGCGCGGCTGAACTTCAATAACAACATGGAAATGGTCCGCACCATCCGGGCGGATCGCAAGCTGGAAGGCATTGACCCTGGCGTTTCGTTGGTGACAGGCCAGGTCACCACGCGCTTTGAAAACACCACGCTGCTGACGCAGGCGGATAATGGTTCCAGTGCGGAATTCGCCTTCACGATCGACGCGAACACCAGCCTGACCTTCACGGTGCATGAAGTGTATCTGGCGCTTGCCAAGACGCCGATCGCCGGCCCCGCCGGTGTGGAAGCCACGTTTGACTTCCGCGCGGCCTTCAACGCCACTGCCACCCGCGCGATGACAGTGGTGCTGCGCAACAACCAAGCGGGCACTGTCTATGCTTAAACTGGACCTGCCTATCGAGCCCTTCTGGGCCGATCTGCCGCATGGTGTGCGGGTGCGGATCAAGCCCGTGACTACGGCTATTGTTTCCGCCGCGCAACACCGCGCCGCGCGGCTGGGGCGGGAAGCCGCAGAAGCCGCCGGCGGTGAATTGGACCCCGACATCAGCCGGGGCCTGGCCTTCGTGCTGATGGCGAAAGCCTTGGCGCGCTTCGCCATTGAAGCCTGGGAAGGTGTGGTGGGGCCGGATGATGCGGCGCTGCCCCTGACCGGCGATGCGGCGGAACGGCTGATGGATATTGAAGCCATGGCCAGCGCCTTTTGGGATGCGGCGCTGCGCCCGATCCAGGCAGTGAGTGCTGAGGGAAACGGCTAAGGGCCCGCGCCGAATGGCACTTCGGCGCCGGTCCCGCATACTGCAAAGGCTGCGCCGCGCTTGAAAAAAACTGCGGCGACAAGTGCCCCTATGAAGCGAATGCGCCAGAATCGGCGGAAGGCTTCACCGCCTGGCATGCCGCCATGGGCTGCGTCCAGGCCGATATGAACGGGCTTTCTTTGGATATTTCTGCCGCCTTGGCGCTGATGCGCGAAGGCGGTGTTTCAGGTTGGCCGGCAGCGCAAATGCTGGTCGCGATCCGCACCGGCATGGCGCAGGCCAGCATTGAGAAGGAGGCAACTGATGGCGCAAGCACAGCATAGGGTTGCGATCCGTCTTGGTATGGATGGCGCGCTGGAAGTCAGGCAGGGCCTGCGGGACATTGGCGAAGTTGGTAACCGCGAAATGGGCAAGCTGGCCCAGGGCGCGCAGGTGGCGCAGCGGGCGTTTTCCTTGCTTGGGCCGGTGCTGGCGGGGATTTCCGTGGGCGCGCTGGCGGCCTTCACGAAGAATGCCATTGATGCGGTTGGTGGTCTTGGTGAATTAGCGGACCAGCTTGGCGTTTCCACGGATGCGCTGCAGGCGTTGAGCCTTGCTTCCACGCAAGCTGGCATCAGCGGTGAAGAATTGCAGCGCGGCCTGGCTGCACTCACGCGCAAGATTGCCGATGCGGCGGCGGGTGAACAAACGGCGGAACAAGCCTTTGCGCGCCTGGGCATTGCTTTCCGGAATGCTGATGGAACAGGGCGCGCCACTGAAGCTGTCTTTACGGATTTGGCTGATGCAATCAGGAACGTGGAAGACCCAGCGCAAAGGGCTTCGATTGCCACCACCTTCTTCACCGATCGGCTTGGCCAAAAGCTGATCCCATTGCTGTCGGAAGGCCGCGAAGGCTTGGTGGCGATGACCGCTGAGGCGATCCGCTTTGGCACCATTGCCAGCCCGGAACTAATCGCCAAGGCCGATGAGGCAGCGGATAAGGTGGCTGCGCTGAGCGCTAGCTTTTCGGCTTTTGCCAATAACATGGTCGCCAATGTGGCGCCGGCCATTGTTTCCGTCATTGATGGTCTGAACCGCCTGATTTTTGGGTTGAGTACGGCTGAGCGGCGCACGCAGTTGGAATCGCAGATCAGCGCGGCGCAGAACCGTATTGAGCAATTGCAGCAAGGAAATACTGGCATTTCGCCAGGCCGCCGCGGTTCCATTCGTTCGGGGCTTGTAGGCACGGCGCAGGGTCAAACCGGTGAAACGCTGGAAAGCCTGCTTGCACAAGAGCGATTGCGCCTTGAAGAATTGCAGCGCGAAATGGCAGCGCTTAACGGCCGCGAAGAAGAACTGCGTCAGCAGGCGGAACGTATTCTGAACCCTGCCGGCAGTACCGCGGGCGCCTTGCCCACCACTACAGTCACCGCCCCGCGTGGTGGCGGCGCCGCCCCGCGCGCCCAAGGCCGGGACCCTTTTGCGGAAAGCCTGCGCGAACAACAATCCCTGCTACGCGCGAATGAAACCGCTTATGAACGCTATCAGCGCCAGCTAGAAGAATTGGCCGCGCTGCAAGATCGGTTGAATGAGGCAGAAGCCCAGGGCGTGGAAATCAATGGCGTGCGCGTGCGCGCCCTTTCCACGGAAG